ACTAGCCAGTTTTTGACGTAACGTGGCAAGTTCTATTCTGGCCAACTGGTTGGATCGCGCTTTGGCTATGCCTTCCCTATCATTAAAGGCAGTAGCTGTCCCCAATAACTTAGTTCGTTCTCGTTCTAGTCGGACGGCATTTTCAACAGCCCGTACTTCCTGCGTCCCTAAAGCAATACGCTTTTTAATGGTTTCTACCCGCGATAATTCGTTTTTTGTTAATTCACGCCCAGATGCAACAGCGGCTTGCATGTTTCTTAATTGCCCAAGGTCTGCAGGCCCAAGTTGAATCCGAACACCTGTTGCTTCAGCTCTAGCCAAAAGATTGCGCAGATCGGCCTCCGCTTTTACAAGTGCTAGTTTCATATCCTTTGCGCCAGCTTTAACTTTTGCCGTGCTACGTTCAGCCTGGTTTCCAAGGTTTTTATACTGTTGCGCTGCCTTTTGCACTTCTTTTGTATGTTCTTTTGTTATTTGTGTTGCTGTTTTAGTAGTTTGCCCTATACGTTTGAGTGAGGCAGATGTTTCCAAAAGCTGCTTTAATTGTGTATTAAGTTTTACTATTTCTTCGGCAAACTGCCGCGTAGAAACAATAGCCTGGCTATAATCTACGCCCAACCTTGAAATAATACGCACTAAATCATTATCTGAAGGCATTTCATCGCCACCCCCAAATGGTGCGCTTAGTCAATTCCGTTGAACAAAGCGCAAAAAGCTAGAGCCTCATCAACAGTATGTTCCCTTGTTGCTTCTCTAGCTACTTCTCTTGTTGACGTTTCTTCTTTTATTGGTATTCCTATCTTCAAACTAATATGTTTATTCAAACGCGCTAAAATTGTTTCTAATTGTGGTATAGTGCGTTCGCCTATTTCCTCATACCGCATACTGGTGTGGCAAATAAGAGTTGTAAACACTTCCCCCCAGTCTGCATTTTCTTTTTTTTGTTTATCTCCGGAGGGAAGTATACTCAGCCCGATATGTCCATTATCCTCTTTATACAATTACGCAAATCAACCAAATCCCAATCGTGTTCCTCGCTTTGTAATTTTGCAATAGTCATAGGTTTATTGTTTTTATCAAAAACCTTTCTGGAAAGCCATTTGTCTATTTTCTTCTGTTCTTCCTCGTTAACTAAAGTAATTATTTGAGAACCAATATTTACGTTATCATTTATAAATTCTTCCACTTCTCTTAACTTCAGCGGTTTAACAATGTACTCTTGCTTACCTGCAAAAAATGAGACGCCGCTACCCAGCATTGTTTCCAGGGTAGCGGCCTTTTCTGCCTTATTGTTTACATCCGGCATTTAACAAATCGCCTCCATTAATTTTCTACGCGGTAATCTACAACCTTATAACCTGGACGCGGTTTTAAAAGCTTCATAGTAAAATTCCAACCGCTAGGATCGCCTCCACGCTTTGGCTTAGCTATTTCACCAGTGGGGGATACCCTATCAAAAATAATTGTATCGTTTTTAGCAGTTTTTTCATCTTCTTCTAACACAGCCTTGCCTGCGATAGTCATTCTAAATACAGGGCGGTTGCTTTCATCTGGAAGTTCTGTTTTGTTCGCTTCTGTTTCAACATCAAATGCCAATGTTACTACTGTCCCAGCATCGGCTGAGTTAAATGTGAAAACAGAGCCGGATACCGCAAACTGCCCTTGTGCCGGGCTATCCGATACCTTTGCAAAAGGACTGTCCTCAACATTATGCACTACTGGTGCTGGATCAGTAGCCGGAGTTCCCTCATCCAACACATCAATTTCATAAGGACCTTCAGAAGGAATAGTTTTTTCTAAAATATGCCTTATCGCATATGTCCCGCTTGTCGTATAAGTAGCACCTATCAAAGTCGCATAAATTTGAGGCACAAATGATGAAAGATTAACTGTTACGGTTCCTTCTTTCCCAGTAAAAAACTCCAAATCCCAATCAGAGTTTCCATCGGGTAAAGTAGCAGTACGTTGGGTTATAGATTCTGTTATTGAGTCTACTACCCCAGTCTGTAGGAAACGTTTATTGTCGCTATAGCGCACTAATTCAATATTACCCGCCTTCTTATAAACTAAAGAAGCCATTAGAAATCTCACTTCCTTTCTTGTTTAAGATAATACAACCCTTATCATTTCAGAGCATAAAAAACAAACCTAGCCCCTGCACAATAAAAACCCTCAGCAGTAGGCAATTCCCCTAATTGGCCTTCAAATTCGTATATCCTGCCCCCCATTTCCTTGTTATAAAGCAATTCCTTCACCCGTCTTATAATTTGACGTGCCTTGTAATCCTCACTTGCCGGAACATGGCAGTCAACCTGTAAAATTTCCTCTATTACAATCCTGTTCCCAGTTCTGCGCGAGGGACGAAAATAAAGACAAAGACGTTTTTCACTCCCTGCTAAATCAGTCCAACTGCTACGTTTTATAATATGGCTTGCCCTGGCTACCTTATTTTCCATAGTATCTCCTGTAGGCAGTCCCATAAGGCTTAAAATCTGCGAATCATTCATTAATATGTTTTGCACTAAAGTTAAATCAGTTTCAGGATCAAAACAACAGTACCACCACCCTTCGCCTTTAATCCGGAGTGGCTATAATAAACTTACCCCACGGGAATTTCCCCAACGAAGCAAGCCATATCGCCTGTATACGCCCATTTTTCAGCCACCTGCCAGCTGTCTGCATCGCATGTGAGGGAGGAATAACGTCCACTTCAAAAGGCAATACACCTTGTGCCGACAGCCATTCCAAGTTTACCCCTTCCAACTTCCCAGAAGAAGTGCGCCCTTCACCAAAAATATTGGTATATGAACCAGCAGGACGGCCTCTTATAACAGTATCATGCCTTGCAGGATTCCATAATTCGCTATTACGGTAAGCTGGCAAAGCAGGGTTACTGATGTCCATAGACGAACCTGTGCCCCATTCATCCATAGTTGCCCATGCCCCGCCTATGATTTGTGCCGTAATAAATGTACCGACAATTTCAATTTCTTCAGCTGTTAAATCTTCTCTACCTCTCGGTGTTTGCATATGGGACTGTATTTCTTCCAAATATTCTTCCTGAATCAATTTCAAGGTTTCGATTATATGGAGCCTCAAAGCCTTTATACATCCAGCATAATCAAATTTAACTCCCATTAGAATAACTCCTTAAACCCTTGTATCCGCGCCTGCCTGAATCCTCATTACTCCCGCAAGCATTATGTCGTCAACAGAATTTACTTGGTAGTTTTCTCCTTCTAATATTAACCTGTCCATTGTCAATACTCCTGCGCTTTTGGGGACATAAAATATATATTGCGATGTATCAAGCAACCCCGGATCAGCCTGCCTCAGTTTATACGTTATTATCTGTCCAAATCCATCTAAATTCCCATTTATTGTCTCCCAAGTTGTTACGATATTGTTGCTTTCGTCCAGGCTTTGCGTTTGGCGTTTATGAGTTAAAGTAGTATTAATTTTTGCTGCAAACCACGACAATTCACCAGAAACAGATTCAAAAGACACAGAGAGGACAAGGTATTTTTCAGTGCCAACCTGGAAAATCTCGCCACTTTCTAAATTTGCTTCTGCGAGAATCAATCCCTCCCAAAAGGAATCACGTGCCCCTAAATTTGTTACGCTTCTAGTGGCTCGTTTCATAAAAACTTTTGAATCTACAACAGGAGTTCTTAATATTGTACACCCTTGTCCGTGTGCATTTAGATAATTATCCACATATGCCATTGTATTCCAACTCCAGTTTCAGCCTATATTAACCTAAATTGTGTTAAGGACGGAAAGGTGAATGTACTTATTTTAGCCAAATAGTGGTCTCTTTCTGCTTCTAGTTCGCTTTGCCGTTTCCCCCAATCAACAGCCAATTGGTGTTCTGCTTGCGGGCCTCTTTCCATTACAGGCAAACGTGCTTTAAGCGTAGGACAAACAATCCTGCTACATTCACAAACAGTAGCAACTTCCAAATAAGTACGGTCGTCACCAGTTAGTTCTGAATAACCATCCCCAACTAACTTAATTATATTGGCTTCAGCAACGGTTATTATGTCCGGTTGCTGAAGAACAGTATCGGGAAGATAGGCAGAATCAACTCCTAATTTATAACGAATCCTATCTTCCCACCCATCAGTAGTTAAAATCAAGTTCGCCATAAGAGGCACCTCGATTCTACGAATTCAAATCCAGTATTTTTGTGGCTTCGTTAAATATCTTGCTGTAACCGGAATTTTCAGAAATAGTCAACACTTGTGTCTGATTGGTAATAAACCTTGTTGCTTCCTGAATATCACTTCCTGCTTCAAACACTTGTTCTATAGCATACTGGTTGTTAATTCCTAAAATTTTCCCACTGGAAACATTTGTATTCCAAAACAGTTTTACTTCTTCAGTAGGTAATTGCGGTGCCTTTACAGTAACTCCGCTGGTTCTTCCTTGCGACAGCAATTGCAACGCCTGCGCAGCAGTAAAAGAGCCTATATCAGTTAGCATTATTTGCAAAAAAGCGTCCTTAGCAGCTACTATCGCGTTGCAAGGGAATTCCTCAAATTCCATCAAAAATCCCAGCCACGCTTTAGCTGTCAAAGAGGTTGCCGTGCTATCCAAAGTAGTAAGGGCAATAGTTTCAGCAGCGTTACCATTCCCATCTCCATTGATTATCACGTCTATTATTTCAGCCACTTTATCTTTAGCTGCCTGCTTACCCACTCTGCGCACATGCAACGCTAACAAGTCTACCTGCATACGGCGTATAACCTCATAGGAAGCCTCAATAGCACGCCCGTATTTGTAAATCTTTACTTCCTGGGTCCGAGTGGCTAGCTTCGTTTTCGGCAACTCAGAAGCCTCGGTTATTCTTTTAAGGCTTTGGCTTTCCGGCTGGTCATCTGCATATACTGTTTTATAGGAATTACCAGTAATGGTGGTATATTGTCCTATCAAAGCATTTAGCATGACATCACTGGCATATGCCTCTCTTACATTACGGGCAATAAACTCAGGGAATAATACATCGTTATCGTCTGTACGATAAAAAGCATCCTCTACTATGCTAGCCGTTATCCCTTTCCCGAATTCGCTTTTCAGTACAATTTCGCGTTCAGCCAGTTGCCTCTCAAACGCATCTAACCTGCTGCCTTCCGGAGAAGGGTCTAGTTTTTCCAAAAACTGAGAAAAAGTCTGCCGATTTGCGGCAGCCTCATTGTACATTTTATAATTCAAAGCAATTTTAGCCATTCTGAACATTCACTTCCTTTCTCTATAAAAAATTAACCTATGAATACCATAACAGGTCCAGTGGCAGCAGCGCCTACTTCTATTGCCTTAGCAGTGCCAGTGGCACCTGTAGAAGCTTTTACAGCACCGTTTCCATCAACAACCAAAACATCGCCATAAGAGGGAAGGGTGCCTGAAACTCCAGGGAGTGCCGTAAAGCCTCCTACCTGCACAGTTGCATACCCATCATCCTCATATTTGTCCAAACGCCCCAAAAGTGCGTCTCCGTCACTTCCAAATCCACAAGTAGATTCTCCTGTTAATGCAACCGCTTTACCCTCAACAGCAACAACACCGCTTGCGGCATAAGCTGCTTGGGTTGCGCTATCAACTGCGAAGGTAGCATACAAGGCACCTATACCTTCATAATCAACTCCACCGCGTGCCATAATCATTTTCATCTCCTTTCAAGTTACTCAAAAACAAAAAAAACCACTTTAAAAAGCGGATTAAAATTACCATGTTTTTTGTCTTAGAAATTTAGATTTTGAAAAATTCTTCTGGAATGTTAGTGCTCTTAGGCTCAGGCTCAATTGCACCAGCTTGCGTCTTTCTGCCAGCCGGTATATCCTCTTTAGCCATCCTCTCCCATGTAGCCATAATATCTTTTATTTCGCTGGCCGACATTTCGGACAAACGGTTCTTCCATGTATCAGCAGGGAAATTATTGCCTAATGCCCTTACCCCCATAGCAATCGCATCATTAACAATGTCGGTTATATATTTCTTGCCTTCTTGTGCGTAAAATTGCCATTTCTCGAAAGGTACTTCAGCATCTTCAGGCATTAACGCAAAACTCTGTAATGCATCCCCCCATTTTTCGGCTATAGTGCTTAGTACATCTGCTAAATTAGTTTCTCCCTCTTTGTAAGGCATACCTAACGCCTCCAGCAAATTAATGGTTTTTTCATTCACTGTCTTTACACCACCTCTCACTTTAGACAAATCAGGCACATTAAAAACATTGCCTTTTACAATATCTTCCTTCTTCAAAAAAGCAGTCATTGTGTTGCGCGCAGAACTATAGCAGCCATAAATAGGAGCATTACCCCTCATTTTTTTGGCATCTTCCTGCGGCATCTCATGCAGTAATACAAATGGAACCTGTTCTTCGCTGGGATAACTCTCTTTAGACAGAATACCGGCAGTAGGATAAGCTCCATCCCAAACAGCTGATAATTCACCCAGCCAACCAGGAGGACAACCAACAATATAACAAAGTTTATCGTCATAAATTACCCCTGTAAAATGTTCGCACTCATTGCTGAAATAATCATTGCCGCAGATTGAACAAATAGCCTTCTGGAATCCAAAACCTATTGATACATCAAATAATGTACCGTCTTCTATATCAGATATAATAGCATCAGTAGAAATTCCATCCTTCTCCTTGTTCCTTACTATGTACACATCTCCATACAGTGCCCATTTTTCTCCTTCTGGAATACCATCGCTTTTTCTTAAAACAGCGTCAAAAGTCCTGCCGTAAGGGTATGCTGGTTTTGGCCTACTGAAAAAACCTGCCCAGGGATGATCCAACATGAAGGCTACGCCTTTTTGTGCATCGTTCCTGTACACCTCTAATAAGGATTTGTGTAACTGCATACAGCGTTCAACAATCAATGCATCGCCAACCATTTTAGTCGGAAAAACAAAGACTTCCTCTTTACTTAGGTTCCGTTTTGCTAAATAGTTAATCTTTTCAAGCTGCGGAGGCGTTGGCGTTCCATATTGTTTTTTTAAGGCATCGGTTGTTTTAGCAAGCCTAGAATCTGTCCCCTCTTCTTCCCTAAATCTATCCATTTGCTTTTGTGCTACTCGCCTAACAGCTGGTTTATCTTCTTCAGGAATGCTACTGTTATCTATTCTGGCAAGGGCGTTTTGCACAGCATTATGAACAACATGAGGTTCTCCATTTTCAATGCGACAATAGGGGAATTTCAGTTGTCCAAACTCGCTTAATTCTCCTGCTTCATGCCAAAAATAGCACTTCCGAAGTTTGTTAAAGTCAATCTTATCTTTGTCACCACTACCGTCTGAGCTTGCCCATTTTCTTAAACCAGGCTCTGCCTCGCTAGCGTCCCATTCCCAATTCTCTGAAAGTGGAAAGTCGTGGTATGCTTCTGCTGGCAACAAGGACACCTCCCTTCAATGTAAAATATTTATCAGTTTTTAATTTCTCTTTGTCCTCTTCATTTTTTAATAACACGCAAATCTCTATTGGTTTGCTGTTGTCTACCCGACAATTTGTCATCAACAGGTGAACTACCCCCTTTGCTGAAAGCTATCCTAATACCTTCAACTGGTTCTCTATCAGCGCGTTCACGTCCTAGCACTTCACTAGCAGCTTCGTCTCCTGTCTCCCAGCCCATTAGTTGCGCAATAGCATGGAATTCTTCTTCCATAAGACGCACTGTCCAACGCTGTTCCTCATTCTCCCAATCTATGGTATTATGCGTGAAAACAGGCATAGCCTGTATTCCGCGCACTCTCAGCCACAAGCGCGCCACTTCTTCTATAAGCCTCTTACTTCCACGCTGGATTGATTGTATGCCTGAACAGAAGATGCGAAACTGGACAGACCCCCAAGACTCAGTTATGCCCTGGTTGCGGTTAACAAATATCGCCATCTGTTTTAAACCCGATAATACCTGCGTATCAAGACCCTCAAAGATAGCTCTGACATCTAGTCCTCTGCTAGCGTTGGCCCCAGGGTTCATCTTAATTTCAACATCATCTGTATGGAAATAGTCCGAATCAGGGTCTAATTTTTCCATAGCAGTTTGAATTTCATTAAAACGAGCCTGTATCCATTGCCGTTGTTTTTTGGGGTCAATCTTCACTTCAGGAGGCATATTCCGCATAAGTGTATCTGTTAAAACAACTATATCATTCCGAGGCCAACCCTGCCTGTGCAAAACTGCCTGTAAATCGGCAAGAATTTGCATTTGGAAATCTATTGACTGTAAAACTGGTGCTAACGCCAACGTGCCTCGCGGGTCTTCAATATCGGGATCAGTAGGCACCCAGAAAAAATTAGCCTTTCCAGGTTCCAGTGATATTTTTTTGCCCAAACTCTGCTGGTAAGGAATCCACTCTTGTCGTCCATTTCGTTCTCCCAATTCCCATACAATGGTTTGCGGGACAACTGGATAGACATCAACAATATCTGTTCTTGAAGTGTTTACCTCCACTTCTACAGCTTGTGCGCCCTTTACATAAGCAGACTGATGCAGTATGTCTATTAACCCGTCTAAACCTGCATTGGAAATCTGATTTACGCGAGATGCAAACTCTCGCCACTCCAGTTCCACTTGGCGCAAACGGGACTTCCTTTCCTTATCCGTTATAGAATAAAATGCCATTTCATGTCCTTGATTAGACAATCTAACAAAATTCCAGACTGCCATTGCAACGTCAGGTGTAACTTTGCGCACAAACTCTAATGCCTGTGTCTGTTCCGGAATACTCCGCAACGTAGTCAAAATAGAGGCTACTCGCGAACGATATGGCGACAATGACCTATTATAAATACCACCAACTGTAGTATATCTTCCTGCTGGTATATTGCTTGTATCAGGTTCGTCACGTGCTTTTCCTTGAAGCAGCTTTCTCCAAAAAGCCATTTTATTTCTCATCTCCTATCTCCCTTTAACAACCTCATTGTCATGGTTTGATACGCGTTTTCTGCTTAGGTTAGGTTTCTTCGCCAAACAATAAACCAAATACGGTTCTGAAGGCTCTGGCCCGAATCTTTTTGCCCAATTTGCGCCTGCATGACCTACCCCTAAAACTCTTAGCCCTGCTTGTTCGTGTAAATATCTTAAATCTTCCTTAGTGTAGTCTAATTCATATTTCCATGAAGCCTTCGTTTTTGCTTTGGCGTTTTTATAAGCTATACACTCAGCATTAGGCACATAGTTTAAAACATACTTTTTACTTATCCTCGCCATAATCTTAATTATTTCTATAGCCTCATCAACAGGATAAAGTTCCAGTAAACCAGAACTAAAAACCAAATCCCACTTTTCGCGAGGCCTAAAATCGAAAATATCTCCTTGTATAACCCCCTCTACTTTGGGGTCTAAGTCTATTCCTCCCGTCTTTATGTTCTTGTCTAGACTTCTTAATAACTCCCCTGTCATACAACCTACTTCAAACACAGAGCTAACATTCAGTTCTTCTATGTACTCCTTTACCTCCGTAATAAACTTTTCGTCATTGAAACGCACCTGATGCCACTCCCTTCAGCGAATTAACCTGTTTCAAGCAATTTGCCCTCCTTGAAAACCAAATTGTTATTTATCAAGCCCCAAACCCCCTTAATATCTGGTCCCAGCGCGTATACCAAATTTTTATATCAAAACAATCACATGCTATTTCTCTGTTGCGTTTTCCCATTACTTCGCGAGCCTTGGGGTTGTCTGCCAAAAATCTTATTATTTGACTTAAATTATTTTTTACAGGGTCAAAAACAATAGTGTTATACCCATCTATTACAGCGTCGCATAACCCACCAGCATGTGTAGTTATAACAGGCAAGCCACTAGCCATTGATTCTAAAAGACTCATTGCAAGCCCTTCGCAACTCTTGGTTGGTATAACCGCTATATCTGCCTGCTGGTACAATTCTTCCATGCCTTCCAACGGCCTCCAGTCAAACCGCAGGTTTTTGGTAGTTTCGCCCCACTTTTTCATCATGTTGAAATTATCAGGGTCCGCTGATTGCCCAATAGCTATAAAGTCAAAATCCGGACATTCTCTGGAAGCACGAATAAACTCATTAGAACCCCTTAAAATTGTCAACCTGCGCGGCAAAAGCACACGCAACCGTTCCCAATTGCGTTTTTCAGACTCTAAAGGCTTGAATTTTTCAGTATCAACGTAATTGTATACAACCTCAATTTTTCTTTCTAAGCCAGGCTGTATTGCCTGTATTACTCGCTTAGTATTACTATCTACACTTACCACCACATCTGGGTTAGTAAATCCCAACAACTGCCTACGCATATATTCTTTTCGGAAATCTTCTGTATAGTTAACAGCGTCAGAATATGCATAATCCCAATAAATACCGTGGCAAATGGCTATTGAAGGAGAAACTGCATAAGGATATGCAGCATAAGTGGTAAAATATATAGCTAAATTATAATTAGCAACTACAATTTCATTAAAATCTCTATTTAATTCTGGGTTGGTATTGTATTCCCAGCGAGTATCCGGAATTAGGTAAAAGTTAATGCCTGCAAATTGCTTTTTTATCTGCGAGGTTTTTATGCGTTTAGTATTGCCATCAATAACTTTAGTATTGTCTATATACTGGTAAACATCTACTTGATGCCCGCGAGACTGTAAAAAATGGCAGAAATCAACAGTGTACCGTTCAGCACCTCCAAACACTATGTAATCTTCTCCATGAATTTCTTTGCATTTATGAAAAAATGCAGGAGTTAATATTGCTATTTTCATGAACTATCCCTCCTCAATGGTTTTCCTCCAAAACAAAACCGCCCTGGCAGGGGAAGGAGGAGAAAACCCTTTTCGCCCGTACGTAGCTAGCCAGAGCGGTTAATTTTAAATTCCCTAACTATACAAATGCTGTTGCTTTGATATTCCTGCAAACAGCCCCATAAATGGCGTTGTAGCTTCAGGTATGTTGTAATTATGAAATGCAAGCATTAATGCAGTAACTAAATCGTCATGTTTCCTGTTACCACCAGTATTGCCATATACTGTTGTTCCTCGGTCTGTTGTCTTATAAGAGTAATCTTTTAATTCAGCTACCAAAGCTGGGTGGTTCGGGTAGCTGATAGCTTTTTGTTCTATAAGCAATGCAAGGTGGTTAACCATATTTTCTTTAACACTACCACTACCGCTAAATAAAATAGGTTCTACACTTATACCTCTCTGCACTAATGCTTCTGGTAATGTTTCGCCTACTCCAGTACGGTCTACAACAACATGCGCAAAATTGTAAATCCTCGACAATTTCTCTATCAGCGAAATTTGTGTTGTCCAAGATTTACCACCCCATTGTTCTACCCTTACAACCTCTCCACGACTGTTCCTAACAACAACCCCAGAGAAGTCGATACTCCTTGCAGGGTCCCAGCCAATAACATAATTTTCTCCTGGTTCCGCAATAGAACTGCCAGTATAAGTGGCGCACTCTTCAGCAGTAGGAAACACACTGTTCCCTTCAGCTATAAACTCTGCCAGGACCTCTTGTCTGTATATTCGTTCAGGATAACGTTTTTTAAGCCTCTCAAAGTAATTCAGGTCGTCCCTAACAAGATAAGGATTTTCTAAACTGGTAAACCGCCATGATTCCCAGTCTGGATCATATTCAGGATCACCTTTTTGCCCCCAACGGTACATAGAATAAAAAAATGTCCCGCTACCTTTGGGGGTACTGTTAATTAATGCTATTCCGCCCTTACCTTGCGGCCCCCTGCCAGGAGACATTAATCTGGTCTCAATGTTAGCCCATACTTCGTCCAATCTCTTTATTTTAGCCGCTTCTGTTATAAGCACAATATCTAGTCCAACACTAACTAAAGCATTAGGATCATCAGCAGACCGAACCTCAACAATACCTCCATTTATGGTAGAAAACATAAGATCGGCCGCCCACCTTTTTTCTACAAACTCATAAGGGAAAAACGTTTCCAGTTCACGCCACACCTGCCTGGCTAAAATATAAGTGGGCGCAACTATCCAACCATGAACATAAGGAACCATATCAGGCCCGCGTTCTTCGGATAACATTTGGCAAAATTTCTGTATAAATTCCATAACCATGCAGCGGTCTTTCCCAAACCTTGCACCTGCTGCCAAAACCTTAAACCGTGCCTTACTGTCGTGTACTAGTTTCTGTTTCGGATGGGGCGCATAAGGGATAACGGCAACCTTACCGCCTTCTTTCGCCTCTTTTTCTTTAACAGTTTGTTCATCTATCCGGCACTTATCACACATTTTGAAATTAGTATAGTCGCCATATTTTTCGCGATATTTCTGGTCGAATGCTTTCCCGCATTTAACGCATATACTGCGCGCCCCTCCAGATTCTTTTTTTACCATTTCGTTTATACGGTGAAATTGCCTCTGAGGCCGCGTATTAGGTTTTTCCCTTTCAGGAGTCCTTCTTTGTTTTATCTTGGTAGTAGACATTAGCATCAGTCCTCTACAGCTAACCACAAAAAAAAGACAAACCCAGAATATTATCTGCTATCTGGATTGCCTTTTTTGCTTATTAACTT